TATTTGAATGGATAGACAAATATAGCACAGAAGAACAAGAAAAAAAATCATGGGATATTGATTTACTTGGAGAAAGGATTATAAATGGACTTGAAGACTGAAATCAAGGACTGGATTAAAGGCTACTGTAGAGATAACAACATTCAACAGTTGGTTGTTGGTGTTTCAGGTGGCATAGATAGTGCTGTGGTTAGTACACTTTGTTCAATGACTGGTATTCCTACTCTTGCATTGGTTATGCCAATTAGACAGAAGCAAGAACAAACCGATCTAGGAGTTGATCATTGTATATGGCTAGGCAACACCTACATGAATGCTAGTTTTGAAATGATTGACCTTACACCAGTATTTGAAAAATTCGAAGATCTCTTTCAATTTCCAAAAAATGAACTAGCATTGGCAAACTCACGTGCTAGATTGAGAATGATGACATTGTATCAAAAGGCACAAACATTTGGTGGCATAGTTGTTGGTACAGGAAACAAAGTTGAAGATTTTGGTGTTGGCTTTTATACAAAATATGGAGACGGTGGAGTTGACATTTCACCTATTGCAGATTTATACAAAACAGAAGTATGGCAACTCGGAAGAGATCTTGGAATTGACCAACGTATTATTGATGCTCAACCAACTGATGGTTTGTGGGAGGATGGTAGAACTGACCAGGATCAATTAGGAGGACTTTCATATGAACAGATGGAAAGAGCAATGCAACTTGATGACCTAAATGCACTTGCAGTAGGTCCTGACGTAGAATCATTGGAAAAATATCGAGAACTTAGAGCAAAAAATCTACATAAAATGCAACCTATACCGGTTTTTAAAAAAAAGAGGTAGAACATGTTTGATAAGATAAAAAAATTTTTAAGCAAAGAACACTTTGAACCAGAAAAAACCAAACCAAGATCAAAGAAGAAATCACCTAAAGAAATAGCTACTGCTAAAGGTGAACCCTATGTTTCAATCTTAAGCATGGAAATTGAACCAGATAATATTAATAATGGTGCATTTGAATTAGATTGGAACGAGAAGTTTATTGCAAACTTAGTACGTGCTGGATATCAACAAAAGCCAAATGAAGAAGAGCATGTGATAGTCGATCGTTGGTTTCAAACTGTTTGTCGCAATGTTGCACTAGAAACATACGAACAAGCACAAGCTGATCCTGAAGTACGTTATACACAGAGTCGTGATCTTGGCAACGGTTATACCGAAGTAAAATAATGATTTTATATGCCAACGGTGATAGTCATACACTAGGTGCAATGAAAGATAAAGCACAAGGAAAATCTTTCATTGACCTACTGGTTGACGAATTCCAAGTGTCAGTACATAATGACGCAGAGGCTGCATCAAGTGTAACACGTATCATTCGTACGACTAAAGAATACATTGCAAACAACCCAACCAGTGACACTTTCGTATTAATTGGTTTTGGAACTTGGGAACGCGAAGAATGGGAGTACAACGGAGAATTTTATAATATCATGCAAGGTTGGTACAAACATCTTCCTCCTAGATTACTTGAACGTTATCACAATTGGATAGCTACACAGGACTCTGACTCACTTACTTCAAAGTCAAAACAATGCCATAAAGATATTCACCAATTACATCAACACCTAACTCAACAAGGCATTCCGCATTTATTTTTTAATTGTATGTATAATTTTTTACATAGAATAGACAAACCAATTGAATGGGGAAAACGTTATATTGGACCATACGAAAACAATAAAAGTTTCTATTGGTATCTTAAAAACAATGGATTTGAATCCGATCATTGGCACCATTTTGATGAACATGCACATGCTTTATGGGCAAAATATTTAATTAATCACATAAAAGAAAATAAACTAATATGATACTTTATGTAAACGGAGACTCACACACTGCAGCCGCCGAATGTGTGAATAATCATGCTTTTGCAGAAGATGATCCACAGTACTGGATGATGGGTAGAGTACCACATCCTGATAACATTGCACATTCATGGGGTAAACTACTAAGCAATAGATTAAACTGCGGTTTCAAGTGTGAGGCTGAAAGTGCGAGTTCTAACGATCGTATTATGAGAACTACACGTCGTTGGCTAGAACAACAAGCACACGATATATATAGAACACTTTTTGTTATTCAATGGAGCACCTGGGAAAGAGAAGAATGGCTGATAGATGGAGAATACTATCAGGTTAATGCATCAGGCATAGATGATGTTCCAGAGAATCATAAACAAAAATACAAAGAATATATTGCAAACCTTGATTGGCAAGCAAAAACATTAGAAGCACACGATAAAATTTGGCAATTTCATCAAGAATTAAAAAATATAGGCGCAAAGCATATTTTTTTCAATGGCAACACCGACTTTAGTGTCATTGAACAAAAGCAAGATTGGGGATCAAGTTATGTTGAACCATACAATCCTATGTGTACATTCAATCATGTTGTGTCGCAAAAGTGCGAAACTGTAAGTCCTACAAGCTATCACTACGGAGTTGATGGTCATAGAACTTGGGCACAATACATAACAAAATATATTGTTGACAATCGTTTGGTATAGTGTTATAATTAGTACATTATATACAAAAGGAATCGTATGAAGTATCTATTGATTGACACTGCTAACATGTTTTTCCGTGCTAGACACGTTGCATTTCGTGCAACTGACCCCTGGGAAAAAGTAGGTTATGCACTGCACATAAGCATGGCGGCTATCAACAAAGTGGCAAAAAAGTTTGATACCGATCATGTGGTGTTTTGTTTAGAAGGTCGTTCATGGAGAAAAGATTACTACAAGCCATATAAAGCAAATCGCAGTGAAGCAAGAGCCGCACTTACAGAACGTGAACAAGAAGAAGAAAAATTGTTTTGGGATACGTTTGATGACTTCAATCAGTACCTACGTGAAAAAACAAATTGCAGTGTTCTCCGTGATGGTGATGCAGAAGCAGATGATCTTATAGCACGTTGGATTGATCTACATCCTGCAGATGAACATGTTATTATCAGTTCAGACAGTGACTTTTATCAACTGTTGGCTGATAATGTAAAACAATTTAATGGAATCACTGATCAGTTAATTACCATCGAAGGCATATTTGATGCCAAAGGCAAGCCAGTAATAGATAAAAAAACAAAACTTCCCAAAGAAGTACCCGATCCTGAATGGTTGTTGTTTGAAAAGTGCATGAGAGGCGATAGCAGTGACAATGTGTTTAGTGCTTTTCCTGGTGTACGTAAGAAAGGTACCAAAAACAAAGTTGGACTACTAGAAGCATTTGCAGATAGATCTAGCAAAGGATATGCTTGGAACAACATGATGTTACAACGTTGGACTGATCATGAAGGCAAAGAACACAGAGTATTAGATGACTACAACAGAAACAGACAGTTAATAGATCTAAAACAACAACCTGAAGAAATTAAACAAAGAGTTGATAATTTTATACGTGAACAAATAACCAACAAAGATGTTGGACAAGTAGGATCAAAGTTCCTGAAATTTTGCGGTAAATACGAGTTGAATAGACTTAGCGAAAATGCAGAACAATATGGACGTTGGTTGAATCAAACATACCAAGGAGTATTACAAAAATGACAGACACAATTGCAAAGCCTATAGTCAATGGCAAGTTTTGGGTATTACAAAAGGATAACCAAAAAATTGGCTCAGTTGAAAAAACTCCAACAGGTTATTTTTTAAAAACAAATCAAGGCTCAAGTCGTTTTAAAACTGTAAAAAGTCTACGTGATGTTACTAAAATAAACTTTGACAATGTACTCGAACGTGTCAAATATCCAGAGAATCAAGTAAATCTATTTCCAACAGATTGTAAGCCTTACAATGGTGTATGGGATATTAATCAACGTTTGCCAATCTATACCAAAGAAAAGAAAAGCAAAAGCTGGTACGCTGCTGGATACTATATGGTTACAATCAATCGCAAAACCAAGGTAATGTTTTGTCCTAAACTTATAATACTAGACCGCTATGGTTATGTTGGTCCAGTAAGAGAACCAGATGGATTCTACTACAAGTGAGTGGATTGTATATACGAAAATTTATTGATAGAGTTGCACAATGTGATGCAACCAATGCTAGAGATTTTGTTTGGACAATGCAAGATGCAAAGAATCTACATGGTGATATAACCAAACTTCTTCTTGATATAGATCTACTGCAAAAACAACAGAGTTTAAAACAACCAGATAGTATAGAAGTAGACGGTGGAACCTGGTAATTAACTAAGCCGTTAACAAGTTATCTACGTAGTTTATCATAAATAACTATGGAGATAATGAACATGGCAAGACCAAAACCTCAAATATTAGTTGAAGTTACAGACAAAGTAACATATAAAACTGAACAGGTATTGGCCAGCGAAGGTATATGGGCAGTATATTTTGATGGGAAACCTATCAATCTAAAAACGTCTAACATGCTGGTGCAGTATCCTGGACCAAAATATAAAAAAGTAAGTTTTTCTAACCCTGGACATGCAATAAGTTTAGCAAAAAAACTAAATTCACAATTTAAAACAGATAAATTCAGTGTTGTGCGTCTAAGCAAAGGAGAAACTGTTTACTCCAATGAGAAATAAAGACGTTCTAACTCGTCACATTATTTCGTTATTAGGAGAAGACAAACCAGAATACAAATCGGCCCTACATTCTTGGTGGTATAACACACGAGAAAACGGCGGAATGCGACTAACTTCAACTGGATTTGCAGTTTTAAGTAAACTTAAATTTGAATATTGGGATTATGTGTTACCAGATAATTTTGCACGTAAGAACAAAAGAGTGTTACTCGGACTTGATCGTAAACTACAATTTCCATATTACTACGGACAAAAACGTTTGAGCTTTTTTGGGTCACAAGAAGCAATGATGGCCAATCTTACAGGTGATTTAGAATCATGGTTGACAAATAATTTCTGATATAGTTCGTGCTATAGCAGTGTGTCCTTGTATAAGTGGATGACCTCCTAAACCTTTGTCAAAACCTTCACACATTTCCACTAATGTTCCAATATAGTTCGAACAATAACTGATATCACAATCCCAAGGACCTAAAAAGTAGTTTTCGCATTTTATGTAACTTTCTAGCATGCGGACCTGTGTATGAAATTTATCTTCGGCCCATTCTTCGTTCCAGTCAGAAAATTGTTGTGGAGTTTTAGTTGGTGTAAAATGTTCCCAGTTACGTTCAAACCTGTTTGGTGTTGTGAAAGCAACAATCACCAATGTAGGATCATATTCATCGATAGCATTGACTGTGGTTCGTACAATAAAGTCGTTGCTCGCTCCGGGTTGTGCTAGATTTATCACAGGCATATTAAGTATTAAACCCAATTGATAAGGCCAAGCTAAACTAGTATCTACCAGTTCTGTACCGTATGTAAAACTATCACCAACTGTGACTAACATATTATTTCCATTGACATTTGCAGATTATTTGTTATACTATAGTTATACTAAATTAAAAAAGAGGCATATAAATGTTCTTACAAACAAAAGATGTATCACTGTATACAAAAGTTACTCATAAACTCAAGAACGGTAGATATTATAGAAACTTTGCAGAAGAACGTGCAGGTTATCAACTTCAACAATTTACGGTACAAAAAACTGCTAAAGAAGATAGTATACAAAATCAAAAAGAAATACTATCACGAGCTGAAGCACTTTTTATACCCACAGTATTGATTACACCAAAAACCATACAGTTTCTTGGAAATTCTAACGTAGTAGCCAATGAAATAATGACAGAAGCTCAGTTAAAAACATTTGATACTACCGATAATCAATGGAGTAGTAGTAACTGGAGAAGTGAAGTAAGTGATCAAGGAGTAGAATGTTTAGAACTAAATTTAAGTTACGAAAATTTTGTAGTGCTACCAAGTGAACAAGGATTTTTTCAATACATAGACAACAAATTTGAAAGAATAAAAAACAGATACACACAAATCGAAATGCTATGGGACTATGGCTTTCCAAGCAAAAGAGGCAGACCATTGACCGTAGGCAGAACTGGTCATAGCGGAACAAAAACTGAAATTGTTCAATTGGTTGATTGGTTGAAAAACTTAAAGCAGATCAACAGTGGCAGTGAAATCAAGTACAAGGTTCAACAGATATACAACACACTCAACAGACATTATGCCTGGCCTGAGCACTGGTAATGTTCTACACCTTAAACCACTATCCTGATGATGGCAACAGTGCTTTATTTGCAGAAATTATACGTACCGATTTCCTACATCTAACTTTTCGCGACCTAGATGGTCATAGCAAATCCCAATGGGAGAATTTTGTAGGCACAATAAAAAAATTTATCACTCATAATAATATAAAAATGATTGTGATGGATGCCAGTGGTGACCCATATAATCTTGATTACAACCACAAAGGGTATAGTTATAGTCTTAGAGAAGTTCAACAACAACTAAACAAAGAATGCAAAACTATAATAGTCACCGATGATTGGCGATATTATTACAAACCAAACATTGATATAAAATTTTTTTCGCAAGGTTTCTATCATCAAAGCCAACGCAATCTACACAAATACTACGATTACTCAGATACAATTTATGATATCAATATAGAAAAAACACGTCCATTGATGTGTTTAAATAGAAATAAAGAATGGCATAGAATATATCTTTTGTATCTACTGCACAAACGTCCTTGGTTTAGCAAAGTAGATTACACCTTTATTTTGCCGTTAGATAAAGAGTATATTTTAAGTGATAGTAACCTTGACAAGCCACAGTTTACAGACGAGGAGATTGCGTATATAGAACAAATCGAATTGCCAATACTCCTGGCACACGAAAAAAATAAACCGA